TTTTTTCTTAATGCTTTAACTATTTTTTCATCAACAGTATCTTCAGCATTAATATCTACGTACGTTACAGGTTTTTTCTGTCCAACACGGTGTGCTCTGTCCTCTGACTGTAAACGCTTCTCAAGGTCATATCCGTTAGAATAGTAAATTACGGTGTTTGCAGCTGTTAAAGTTATCCCATAGCCGCCCGTAGAGGGCGTTCCAATAAAGAATCGACACTTAGGGTCCTCTTGAAAACGTTTAATATTGTCTTGTCTTTCTTCTTTTGGAGTTAATCCATAATAGTCAACAAAAGATCCTGGACCATATTCATTATTAATAGCTTCTATAATTTTATTAATATCATATTGATAGTGAGCCCATATAATAGATTTACCTTCTACATCTTCTAACACGCTCATTAATTCATCAATTCTATTATTTTTTATAGATTGTATAGAACCATTATCATCTGTAAAATGACCACAAGTTATTTGTTGCAACCTCATTAATTGTGTTAGAGAATTTTTTGTACTAGATACTTTGCCTTGCAATGTAGCTAAAGCTTGTTCTTTCATCTGTTCATACAATTTAAATTGATCTGGTGTTAATTGTATTTGACGTTTAATAAATATTTTATCCGGTAAATCTAGACAATCTTCTTTTAACACACGATAAGAAAAATTTTTAAGAGTGTCAGATAACTCACTTAAATTTTTAAATTTATCTACCACTTGTATTGATCTGCCATGTGCGTGCATAGTTTTCATTTCTGCATATCTATTTCTAAATGCATAATAAGAAGAAAAATCTAAAAGATAAGAATCTAAAAACTCACATTGGCTATACAAATCTAATGGATTTTTAGTAACAGGAGAACCTGTCATAATACGTCTATATTTAGCTTGTTTTGCTAAATCTACAATATTTTTTGTACGTTTAGCACTAGGATTTTTTATTGTAGTAGATTCATCAATAGCCATTAATGTATTATGGGATCGTAAAAATTTTTCTGCAAATTTTTTACCTTTTTCTGTGCTAAAAGCTTCAACATTCATGATTAAAATATGTAGAGCTGTTTCTATTTCAAATAAAGTTTCTAATTTTTGTTGTTGTTTTTTGTTTATATTTGGTTGCCACAATACAGTCACATTTTCTATATGACTTGGTAAATGTGTAGGTAATTCATTGCTATACCAAGTACCAACAACACCTTTAGGAGCCACAATTAATGCTCCATCTACTTTACCTTTGTCGTAAAGCATAGACATATTATCTATTAATACTTTTGTTTTACCCGTGCCCATTTCCATAAAATACGCATAAGTTTCTTTGTTCCATGACTTTTCTAAAGCAGTCATTTGATGCTTGTATGGCTTTGTTTTAAATTTATAGTTCATAGTTTTTCTTCTTTCTAGTTGACAATATAATAGACAGGACCTATATTGTCAAGCATGAAAGAAAATAAAGTTTATGTAATTCAAGAAGTTGCTGGAACTCAATCAGGCTCACCAAAAATTAACATTATGGGTGCTGCAAAATATGGTAAGTTTGAATTTTTACTACCAGAATTTTCACAAATAATATTTTCTCCTGGTCCATTAATTTTTAAATTACGAAAAGCATTAAAAAATTTTACGACAGAAGATTATTTATTATTAACTGGTGATCCTGCAATTATTGGTGTAGCATGTTCAATAGTTTCTGACATGACAAATGGTAAATACAATTTACTTAAATGGGATAAACAAGAAAGAGCATATTATCCTATTTCAATTAATCTATACGAGAAAGGAGAAATCGATGACAATTGATTTTGAACAAGACCAAGAAAATGTTTTGCAAAAAACAACTAATATACAATCACTTGCAGATCAAGTAGAAAAGTTAGAAGATCTAAACAAAAGACTTGAACTACAAGAAGAAAATATAAAAAATACAAAAAAACAAATTGATAATATATCTGGAGAAGTAATTCCAACCATGATGAGTGAGATGGGTTTATCACATCTTAAACTTATGGATGGATCTTCTGTAGATGTAAAACCAAATTACAGCGCAAGCATTTCTATTGCAAATAGAGAAGCAGCGTTTGGATGGCTTCGTAACAATGGACTAGGAGATATAATCAAAAATGAGATATCCGTATCTTTTGGTCGTAACGAGGATAACAAGGCGGCTGATTATGCCAACCTTGCAGAGAGTCAGGGTTATCAACCTCAACAAAAGTTGAAAGTTGAACCTATGACTCTCAAAGCGTTAGTCCGTGAGCGTATTGAGGCAGGAAAAGAAATGCCAACGGAAATTTTCAACGTGTTTGTTGGAAATAAAACAACAATAAAAAGGAACAAATAAACATGAACCAAGTAACAGAGAAAAAAACAAATGCATTAGCAGTCAATATGTTTGAAGCTGATGCAGATAAGGGCTCTCAGAACATGACGCAAGAAGATCTTGCATTACCATTTCTGAAAGTATTAGGACAACTATCTCCAGAAGTTAATAAGAGAGATGGGAAATATGTTGAGGGGGCAGAACCTGGCATGATTCTCAATACCGTTACAAATGAAATTTTTAACGGAACTAAAGGGATAGATATAATACCTGCATTCTATGAAAGAAAATATGTAGAATGGCAAGACAGAGGTGAGGGTAAAGGTTCACCAGTAGCTATACATGATGCAAGTTCAGACATCATGAGCACAACTACTCGTGACAAATCTTTTAAAGATAGATTACCTAATGGTAATTACCTAGAGAATACTGCAAATCATTATGTAGTAGTTTTAGGTGATTCACCACAGACAGCTTTGATTTCTATGAAAGCGACTCAATTAAAAATTAGTCGTAAATGGAATTCCATTATGATGGGAATTAAACTGCAAGGTAAAAATGGTTTGTTTACACCGCCAACATACAGCCACATTTACAATTTAAAAACTGTGCAAATGTCTAATGACAAAGGAACATGGTTTGGTTGGGAAGTGTCTAAAGTTGGTCCGGTACAAGATCAAGGTGTTTACCAAGTTGCAAAATCTTTTGCTGATAAAGTTGGCAAAGGTGCTGTAGAAGTTAAACACGGATCAGACGAATCAAAATCAGATTCACCATACTAAATAAAATCCTAGGAGTGGGCGTGAAAGCGAGAGTGGAAGCGCCCATTAAAAATTATGTTTAAAAAAATATTTAAAGGATTGGAGCGAGCTCATGGCTGTACTAAAGTAAGTGCACCTGCTGAGAATGGTGTCAAATTAAAAGGTCAATCATTTGTGGTACGTCAACCAGTGACCACGGAACTTTGGACTATGCATTTAGATGGAACACAAAGTTTGGGTATTATACCAATTAATGAAGACAATCAATGTATATGGGGATGTGTAGATATAGATTCATATGCAGGATTTGATCACAAAAAATTAATAGATAAAATAAAAAAATTTAAATTGCCTTTGGCCGTGTGTAGGTCAAAGAGTGGAGGGGCACATGTCTTTCTGTTTACAGATCAACCCGTATCAGCAGAAAGAATGAGAGACAAACTAACAGAAATAAAAACATTACTAGGATACGGTGGATCAGAAGTTTTTCCAAAACAAATACAATTAAAATCAGCAGACGACACAGGAAATTTTTTAAACTTACCATATTTTGGTGGTGATCAAACTACTCGTTATGCATTTAAAGAAGATGGCTCTGCTGCAACATTAGAAGAATTTTATAAAATTTATGAAGAAATAAAACAATACGATCTTGATTTTGTTAAAATAACAAGACCACAATCAGAATATTCTGATGCACCACCATGTATAGAACTTATGGCTATGAATAAAATACCAGAGGGTGGACGAAACAACTCTATGTTTCATTTTGGTGTATATGCAAAAAAGAAATGGCCTGCAGAATGGAAAAGTAAAATGACTTTATTTAATGCAACAGCATCTACGGTACCATTGAGTGAGTCTGAAGTAGAAATAATTAAAAGACAACATGACAAAAAAGAATGGGGTTACAAATGTAATGACACACCTATGTGTAATCTGTGTGATAAAAAATTATGTAGAGAAAGAAAGTTTGGTATTGGTGAAGAGATAGTATTTCCTGCACTAACTGATTTACAAAAAATTAAATTAGAAAAACCATATTACTATTTAAACGTAGACGGTGAACGACTACACTTGGAGAACGTAAAGTTTTTAAAACAACAAAGTTTATTTCAAGAAGCATGTATGGAACAGCTAGACTTTAAACCACCAACAGTAAAACCAAAAGATTGGGACATGATAATAAATCCATTGATGAAGAATCACGAACCAATAGATCCACCAGAAGGTGTGACTACGCAAGACCAATTACAAAATCATTTAGAAGAGTTTTGTTTAGACAGGCATATAGGATCTGACATAAAAGATTTAAAACGAGGTGGTGTGTTAACTAAAGATGGCTATCATCATTTTATATTTGATAAATTTTATAATCAGTTTTTAATTAGAAAACGTTGGGATGTACCATACTCGCGTACAGCACAAATGTTAAAAGAAACATGTAATTGTGATGACAAAAGAATTAGTAAAGAAAGAATATCTGTATTTGTTGTAAAACAATTTGATAAAAAAACAGAAGATTATACACAAAAAGAACTTAAACCGAAAGACCCTTATTAATGAAAACTATAGTATTAGGGCCACCAGGAACAGGAAAAACTACAACTTTGTTAAACAAAGTAGATGATTATTTAAAAAACACAGATCCAGATAAAGTTGGATATTTTGCATTTACACAGAAAGCTGCATACGAAGCAAGGGATAGAGCAATAAAAAAATTTAATTTAACGGAAGATGACCTACCCTATTTTAGAACGTTACACTCACTTGCATTTAGAAAACTTGGAATAAAAAAAGATCAAGTTATGCAACAAAGACACTACAAAGATTTAGGAAAAAAATTAGGTTTTCCTGTAACGTATGCAGATTACCAAGAAGACCAAGGCAGTGCATTTAATTCTGATAGTGAATATCTACGCATTATACAATTAGCACAATTACGAAACATTACATCAGAACAACAGTTTGATTTACACGAACACACACAAGATCTTGAGCGAAGCACATTAAAAATTATAGACAACGAATTAGCCAGATACAAAAAAGAATATAACTTAATAGATTTTAATGACATGATTACAGAGTTTACAAAGTCAGATAAATCACCAAAGTTTGATGTAGTATTTATTGATGAAGCACAAGACTTATCATTGATGCAATGGGACATGGCTAGAACAATATGGAATAAAACAGAAGATTCTTTTATTGCAGGTGATGATGACCAAGCAATATATAAATGGGCTGGTGCAGATGTAGATTCTTTTATAACTTTAGAAGGACAATACTTACCACTTACACAATCATTTAGAATACCTGCTAAAGTACACGGTATAGCAATGGGTATTATTAATAGAATTAGAAACAGGATAGATAAGACATGGCAACCAAAAACTGTACAAGGTAGTTTACATAGACACTACAACGCTGACACAATTAATATGTCAACAGGAGAATGGTTGGTGTTAGCTAGAACTAAACATTTATTAAAAGATGTAGAAGAGTCTTTGTATCAACGTGGATTATATTATTCATCACGATACAGGAGAGGCACAGAAAAAGATTTACACGAAGCAGCAACTGCATGGGAGGGTGCATTAAAAGGACAACCATTGTCTTACAAACAAATAGAAAGTATATCTAAATATATGGGTCCAAGACATTGGCACAAGAAAAAAATAAAAGGTATGGCAAAAGAATCTTTTTATACAATAGATCAACTTACAAAAGATTATGGTTTACAGGTAAAAACAGTTTGGTTTGATGCATTTGATGATGCCGGACAAACTAAAGTAGATTATTTACGAAAGATGCGAGCAAACGGAGAAGAATTAAATAAAAAACCACGAATAGAATTATCTACTATACACGGAGCTAAAGGTGGTGAAGCACAAAACGTTGTGCTGTTAACAGATCTAACACAAAACACTATGAAAGGTTATGAAAGAGATCCAGACGATGAAAATAGGTTGTTCTATGTAGGTGCAACTAGAACAAAAGAAAATTTGCACATAATAGAACCAAAAAAATATGAAAAAGGATACATGATATGAAACCATATGACAAGCAGATTGGAGGATCACACTACCAAAAATATAAAATTCAACCAAGCAAGTTCGTAATAGAGAATGAGTTGCTCTATCCAGAAGGATGTGCTATAAAATATATTATTAGACATCGTGACAAGGGAAAGAAGCAAGACATATTGAAAGCAATACACTTTTTAGAAATGATTATTGAAAGGGATTACGATGCAGACTCCTCTATTTAAACCACAAACAGAATGGCTACCACCAGAAAATTTTCCAGACTTATCTAAGTATGATGAGATTGCAATAGACTTAGAAACTAAAGACCCAGATCTAATAAAAATGGGATCAGGTAATGTAATTGGTAAAGGTGATGTAACCGGTATAGCTGTGGCTGTTCCAGGGTGGTCTGGTTATTATCCTATTGCACACGAAGGTGGTGGTAATATGGACAGAACAAAAGTTTTAACATGGTTTCAAGGTGTGCTAGATACACCTGCGGATAAAATATTTCACAACGCCATGTATGACGTGTGTTGGATACAAGCGCTTGGTTTAAGTGTTAGCGGAAAAATAATAGACACGATGATAGCATCGGCTCTTGTTGATGAAAATCAAATGCGCTATGACTTAAACAACTGTTCTAAACGATACACTGGCAAAACAAAAAATGAAAGTGATTTATATCAAGCTGCAAAAGATTGGGGGGTTGACGCTAAGGCAGAAATGTATAAACTACCTGCCATTTATGTTGGCGCATATGCAGAAAAAGATGCTGAACTTACATTAGAACTTTGGCAAGAACTTAAAAAAGAAATACTACACCAAGATATACAATCTATTTTTGATCTCGAAACTGAATTGTTTCCTTGTCTGGTATCGATGAGATTTCGTGGGGTTCGAGTGGACGTTCAAAAAGCTCATACAATGAAGCAAGAGTTAGCGCAACAAGAAGCCACGTTAATCCAAAAAGTAAAAAAAGAAACAGGCATAGATACTCAAATATGGGCTGCAAGAAGCATTGCACAAGTTTTTGATAAATTAAAACTAGATTACGATAGAACTGAGAAAACATCTGCACCTTCCTTTACTAAAAATTTTTTACAGAATCACCCCCACCCACTGGTGAAACTAATCGCCCAAGCCCGTGAAATCAACAAGGCTCATACCACATTTATTGATACCATATTAAAGCATTCACATAAAGGTAGAATTCATGCAGAGATAAATCAATTGCGTTCAGATAATGGCGGAACTGTGACTGGTAGATTTTCATACTCAAACCCAAATTTACAGCAAATACCAGCTAGAAACAAAGACCTTGGACCACGGATCAGGTCATTATTTATACCCGAGGAAGGCCATACATGGGGTTGTTTTGACTATTCTCAGCAAGAGCCTAGGCTGGTAGTGCATTATGCAGCTTTACAGAATTTATATGGTGTTGGAGAGGTTTTGGATGCGTATAACGATGGTGATGCAGACTTTCATGATATTGTTGCTGACATGGCAGAGATACCTAGATCACAAGCTAAAACTATAAATCTTGGTTTGTTTTATGGTATGGGTAAAAATAAATTACAAGCAGAGTTAGGTGTTAGTAAAGATAAAGCCGATGGTTTGTTTAGACAGTACCACAACAGAGTTCCATTTGTAAAACAACTGATGGATAATGTCATGCAACGAGCACAGAACTCTGGTCGAGTTAGAACTTTACTTGGTCGACTGTGTAGATTCCATTTGTGGGAACCAAATCAATTTGGCATACACAAAGCATTGCCTCACGATGCAGCGCTCATGGAACACGGACCAGGGATTAAACGTGCATACACATACAAAGCATTAAATAAATTAATACAAGGATCAGCTGCTGACATGACAAAAAAAGCTATGCTAGAATTATACAAAGAAGGTATAATACCACATATACAAGTACATGATGAACTTGATATATCTGTAAAAAACCCTGACCATGCACAAAAGATAAAATCTATTATGGAAGAAGCAGTAGAACTTGAAGTGCCAAACAAAGTAGACTATGAATCTGGGCCAAATTGGGGTACAATAAAATGAGGTTAAATTATGGCTTACTTAAATGCAAATATTCCTGTACAATACGCACAGATAAGGAGAGAATATTTATATGACTTACAAAAACATCACGGAGAAGTTGAAGACTGCATTATCTTTGGTCTTAGCGCTATTTCAGGTCGCGCTATCTTATGGCATGCTATTATGGAAAACGGTGCAATCTTTTATCGTCTCCCAATTACGGCTTTTATTCAACGTGGTTATGAACCCACAGCTGTTCCCACCAAAAGACTTGATGAATTGGAGCTTTGGAATTCTTTTAGTTATTATCCTGCTGTTACTACTTATGATATTTTAAGTGGGCAACACGGAAAATATATAGGTAAAGATAAAAAATGGCACGAAGGTAAATATTTATTTACCGTTGACTTTGCACATCCAGAGAGTAATATACTAGATACGGAACATTCCGAAGTACCGCACGAACATAAGTGCGCACACATAATTGCGTTAGATGATGGCAATTTTGCAGCACAACCTAATAACAGATGTATATGGGACCTACCTTCTTTTACAGTAAAAGATAACATTCCTGATTGGAAGGTACAAACCAACGAATGGAACGTAGAAGATACGGGTCAATGGAAAACAGAAGACACTGATAAGTTCTTCTATGAGATTGAGGAGAAGACACATGATTAAAAAATTAATTGAAAAAATTTTTGGTAAATTTTGTCAATGTAAAGACAAAAAAATAAAATTTAATAAGGACACACCAAAAGAAGAAGAAAAAATAATTTGTGAAAAACACCCGGATGGAATAAAAAAAACTTGTCCTTCTTGTAGACAGGCAGCGTAATAATGGAGTGTTCAAGGATGAACTATTATTTTACAGGAATATTAATTATTCTATTGTGTTTAATAGCATGGGTAGGTCCAGCATATCCAGGATCAACACAAACAAATACATCTGGATCTAACACAGCTATTGAAGGTGGATACACATCTACCGCAACTACAACATATCAATCTGGATCAAGTTCTAATAGCACAACAAGTAACACAACAAATTCAAACATAAGATCAGCACCACCAAGTTCTAGTGCACCATCTTACAACTCTATGACACAAGACGTTTGTGCTGTAGGTGGATCTTTAGGTGTTCAAACATTTGGTCTTGGTATAAGCGGTGGTAAACATTTTATAGATAAAAATTGTGAAAGATTAAAATTAGCAAGAATACTTAATGATTTTGGTATGAAAGTTGCAGCTGTTGCAATACTTTGTCAAGATGAAAGAGTGTTTGAATCTATGATACAGGCAGGAACACCGTGTCCAATAGATGGTAAGATTGGTAAGGAAGCAGAAGCTTTGTGGTCTAAATATGACAATGAAAGACCTGACTATGACATATATGTAAAACGTATGAAAGCTAGAGAGAAAAAAGAAAAGAAAATAGCAAGAGATGCAGCATTAGCAGAGAAAAAAAGATTACAAGAAGAAGCAAAAACTACAAAAGAATTTGAAAAAATGGATAAAGAATTAGAAAAAGAAAAAGTTATTTTACCTAAGAAAAAACCTGTAAAATGGAAGTCACCTAAATGAAAAATAAACCATTAAACATATCAGAATCTGCTGCCGTGCAGATGCCGATGAAGACGGTTGCTAGCTTAATTTTGCTGGTTGCAGCCGGCGTGTTTGCATACACCGAGTTGACTGCAAGATTGGTATCGTTAGAAACGTCACGTGAGTTGTTTGAAAATGATTTACTTAAAAAGTCCGAGCAAGTCCCTGTAGATCAAGAGCAACATTTTTTATTGGAAGATTTGTATAAATCCGTAGAAAAAATGGAGGAAACTCAAGAAATGAATATGACTAACAAAGTTAACATAGAATTTTTAAGAGAACAATTAGATAAAGCATTAGCTGATATTGAAGATTTAAAAGACAAAGTTAGAGCAAACGGAAAGGTGGTACACTAATGCCAGAAATGATTATAGCTTTACTTATGATAATTAACGGAGAGATTAAAGAGGCACGTATACAAACTTCAATGTCTGAATGTCTCAAAGGATCTCGTGTGGCTAAACGTCAGTTAAAACCTAATAGCAAAGTTAAATATCAATGCATAAAATCTATGGCAGAGTTAGAAGATAACATAGATGGCAGCAGAAGTATTAAGAAACTTATACTAGAATGAAATGGTTAATACCATTATTGTTTTTAATTACAGCAGCGCAAGCTGATAATGTAACAACCGGTAATTTATTACCTAATGGCACAGGCGCTGCCTCTAATCTACAGTCAGTAGACAATACAATACCAAATGTACAATCAAGTTGTTCATCATTTACATCTGTTAATACTACATGCACAAATCAAAATTGGAATTACCAAGAGGTAGAAGTTGGTAGCACATCATCAGGCACAGGTAGTTTAAATTATACTGGTGATTTAGTTGGCATTACAACCGGTAGTGAAACCACAACGCAAAATATGTTAGACAATGGTATAACATTAGATTCTACTACAGTTGTACAAAACTGTGAATGGACCGGTTCGTCATCTCAATGTGGTCAATCTAGATCAGGAAGAGATACATTTAAAACAACAGTAAAAATATTAGATTCTGATGGTAATACATTATCGCAGGTAGATCAAATTAGAAATACAGATTCAGGTTATTATGGAAATGCAGATAAATATACAGATCAAGTTATATATAATGGTACTGGCTCTAATCAATTTGATTGGACCTGGACTGGTATTGACAATGGATCTCCATTAGTTGATTTAGGCGGACCTAACTTGTTAGGTGCTAAACTGACCATGACATATGACAATACAGTTATAGCAAATGAAATTATAGAAGAGATAGAAGATATATTTGAAGAGTTACAAGAAGAAATATTTGAAGAGTTTACATTTGAATATATTGAAGAAATGTTTGAAGAATTTACACTTATAGCACCACCTATGGAAGAAATTATAGAAGAAGAATTTGAACAAGTATCATTTGCACCCATGCTCATGATAGTAGAAGAAATGCCAATGGAAGAAGAAATTGTAATGGAAGAAATGCCTATGGAAGAAATGCCTATGAAACCAACCATGACACCTACATTTTTTACTATGGCAGCACCACCACAAGA